TTCATTTGCGGGTTTAAGCCAAACATACAAGTCTAAATATACATCATACACAGGAGATAGATATGATTTACGCACTGGAAAACGTCGAAGCATTGTGGCCAAAACTAGACAGGGCTTACAAATTTGACGCCGTACAAAACCGCAGCGTGGCCACTGACGCCACAGATGTTGAGGGCAGCTACGAAGTCAGCGTGGTACTAAACGAGGCTGACGCAAAGGCGTTGGCAGGGGCAATGCGCAAAGAGTTCAACGCCCAGCGCAAAGACGATTGGAAAGATTGGACGCCAAAGTCTTTGGATGACGTGTTTAAGAAAGATGAAACCGGGCATTACATCGCCAAGATCACAAAGAAAACGTATGGCGATGCTAACTCTAAGCCTGCTCAGTGGATGCAAGACGGCTCCCCGGCAGCGCCTGACTTTCAGCTAACCACAGGGTCAAAAATCTGCGTTCAGTTTATTATCAAGCCGTGGAACTACGCAGGCAAAGCAGGCGTTGGCTTGCGCCCTACAGATATAATGGTGCTGGAATTAGCAGAACGCAAAGACAGCCAAGGCGGCAACCCGTTTGCCAGCAAGGCTGTGGGCGGCAACCCGTTTGGCCTGCCTAACCAATCAACGCCCAGCGCACCGCCACCAGCAGCCCAAGCGTTTGATCAGATTGATGACGAAATTCCGTTTTAAACCGCAGCAAGGGCGGTTTGCGCCGCCCTACGCACAGACCAACAGGGCTCTAAAATGGGTAAAGAGATGTCAAATCATCCAGTATGGTGGCACGAATGGGCACCAAAGATTGTCGCCAAATATAACCTAAAAAAAACTGGCGTGAACCATTACAACGGGCCATGCCCCCAATGCATTGGCACCGACAGGTTCTACATGTCGGAAAAGGCAGGCGTGGTGCGGATCAACTGCAATCAAGGCTGCAATTTTAAAGACCTGACGCAAACCATGCGCGATGATGGGGCTTGGCCAGAGTTCATAAAAGGTGAGCCAATCGCGCCAATGCCAAGGATTAACGGCAACCCGTTTGCCAAGCATGGCAGTAGCTCGCAGCTTTACCACGATATTAAAGGGGTGCCGCTGTATGGCGCTGCTGTGGTGGATACCAGCGTGGTCATTAAGGTGATCGCCAAAGACGGCAAGCAAGTTGGCAGTCAAACAATTAAGCCAGACGGCACCAAGCGCTTTACCGCAGGCATGGTCACAGATGGATCGTTCGCGGTGCTTAACGGATCTGTCGAGGGCAGAACGTACCTGTGCGAAGGATGGGCCACAGCAGCGTCAGTGGCGCTATCTACGGGGCGTCCTGCGGTGTTCTGCCTGTCATCCGGGAACTTACCAAAGGTGGCGGCAATACTATCACAGTTGCGCCCGGAAGCTGATCTGTTTGTTGCGGCAGATAATGATGCAGCCGGGATCAAAGCCGCCAAAGAAACAGGGTTGCAATGGAAAGCGCCAAGCACAGCCGGGCATGATTGGAACGATGTATTACTGGCGCAAGGCGCAGAGGCCGTCAAAGACGCGCTGGAAACAAAGCTGCTGGATACGGTGTTTACGCCGTCACAAGCGCGGCCAATCTTAACAGCAAACTATCTTATAAAGGGATGGCTGGGCTGCGGTCAGATGTCGGTGATGTACGGGCCGTCAAACGTAGGTAAATCATTTGCTGCGCTGGATATGGCTTGGCATGTCGCGTCAGGTGAAATGTGGCACGGGTTTAGGGTATCAGGTGGGCCAGTGCTGTATCTGGCAACTGAAGGCGGCAGTAGCTTTCACAACAGGATATACGCGCTGGCGCAGAAGTATGAGCGCACTGACGTGCCGCTATACATCAGGCCCAGCCCGGTGGATCTGCTGCGGCCAAATGCTGATCTGGCTGAAATCATAGCGCTGGTCGAGGAAATCAAAGAAGCGTCAGGGCAGGATTGCGTCCAGATTGTGGTGGATACTGTGTCCAGGGCAATGGCAGGGGGTAATGAGAACGGCCCAGAGGATATGACGGCGTTTATCAGCAACGTAGACGCCATGAGAGCAGCAACCGGGGCGCACTGCATGTTGGTGCATCACAGCGGCAAGGATGTTGCGGCAGGGGCAAGAGGGCATAGCAGCCTGCGCGCCGCAACAGATACAGAAATTGAAATGGAGTTGAGCAGAGAGGATGGACTGCGGTTTGCGCGCGCCACAAAGCAGCGTGACATGGAAACCGGGGCAGAGTTTGCGTTCAAGCTGGACGTCATCACGTTGGGCGTGGATCAGGATGGGGATGACGTAACGACCTGCGTGATTGAGCCAGTGCAAGGCGAAGAGATAGCAGACGCCAAACGAAAGCCAATGTCAAAGAATGGCAAGCTGCTGGTGGAGTGCTTCATGCAGTTGCAGGGAGAGCGCATCGGAGCGCCAAATCCAAGCGGTGCAGGGTGGCCAGATAGTGGCACCAGATGGGCGATTTCAGAGGCAGATCTGCGGTCACATTTCTACGGAAAAATCACCACGCAAAACAAAAGAGGGACGTTCAGAGAGAGCGTTTCAGTGATGATAAGTGACGGTCATTTAGCGGCGAATGACGAGCATTTCTGGCTTTGCGCGTCAAAATACAAAATCAGGCAAGCGTAGGAAAGCGGAGGAAAATGGAACGTCATATAAATAAGGGGTTTGAGAGCGTGTTTCCTCCGCTTTCCTCCGCTTTCCTCCGCCTAAACCTCCAGCGGCGAATGGGTGGAGGAGGTGGAGGAAATACCTTTAGGTATCCTCCGCCCTCCTCCATCGCTCAAAATCGGGTCATCCTGCGGTGAAAGATAGACATGAAATATTCCTTCTGAAGATAAATAAGATCACTTGTCTTGGCGAGTTGGAAGGGTTCGCAAACCGCCGACGAATTTTATACGAGCAGGGATGCAATCCTTGGATATTGCCAGCTTGGAACGCTGACGAGTTAAACGCGATACGCAAACGTAAATATGAACTAGAACAGGAGTAAAAAAAATGACAACAAGTACAAATCTAATTTTACAACGTACAACAAAGCGTCTACCCGTTGACGTGCTGTTGCCCGGTCAAGAGGCAGCACTCGGCAAAGCAATGCTGGAGTTTGAACGTGAGCAAGCGAAGCAAGTCAGGCGGCAAGTGCTGCCAACAGATCGAACGTATGTCAGGCGGAAAGTGGATGACGCAGCAATCATCCTGCTGAACGAAATGCGCAAGGCTGGCCCATGCACGGCGAAGTATTTGGCAGAGCGCTTATCGATCAGCACGCACAAGTCAGCAAACCTAATTAAGTCACTGACTGTCGCCGGGTTAGCCGAGAAGGTTTGCATAACCCGGCGCAGTGTCGTGCAGGAGGATAACCTGCCGTACCGCGTTGGGCATCGTGAGAGAAATGACTGCTGGGTCTACAAGGCGTATGAGCAATGAAGGCGCTGGAGGCATTAGAGCGCGCAATCAGCTTGGTGACAGGTCGGCGCGCGCAAGACTACGGGGATGCCGAGGCCAGCTTTCAACGCATAGCTGACGGCTGGAATATTATCGTGCGATCAGCCGATGGTGATCTGACCTCGGCGCATGTCGCGCTGATGATGGATTGGATGAAGTCAGCAAGGCTGCTCCAGAGCATAAATCACGCCGATTCATGGGTGGACAAGGCAGGGTACGCAGGATTAGGCGCGCAGTTAGCCATGAGAGAGCCTGAGAGGCCACCCACAGCGCCATCTAAGGCTAACGGTAAGAGTGTCATAGGGCCGAACGATATGCGGCCTGAGAGCCGCGATTATTCACAAGGTTAAATTATGGTACGAAAGAAGAAAAAGTCCAAGCCGCTGAACGCGCCGAAAAGCCGTGCTGATCACGGCACACCAGAGGCGCTGAAACAGGCAGATGGTGTGCAGTATGAAACCGTGGATGGCGGCAGGTTAGGCAGTGTCAAACGTGCCTACATTTCGCGGCAAACGCCAATGGATCGATACAAGGCAAGGGGGCTGGTCAGCCAGCGGCAATACGATGCTGCCCATGCGTTCTATGTGCTGTTTGACAAGACGCGACAGGCTGGCAGGGTGACGTCAAACTACGACAGGATCATCGTCGATGGCGGTGGAGGTGGTGGGATCAATGAGTACGCATTCAGCGATTACATCAAGCTGCAGCAAGCGCTGGGCATGGATCATGTCAGTGTGGTGCGTGCTGTTGTCGTGGAATGCGAGAGCTCCAACAGTTGGGCAAAACGGTACAGATTGCCGCCAAGGATGGGCATTGAAAGGCTGCGTGATGGGCTGGATAAGCTGGCGAATGTCATGGGTATATCGTGAGGGCGGCGGTGTATGTTGGATAAATTAACAGCGGAACGCAGGTAGACGTTTGTGTTAAGCCGCCCTCAACGCGCTCATAGCATAAGTGCAACTAAAACTAAATATGCCGCGTACAAATAAAATCTATTTACCATGTAACACCTGATGTGCAATGGGATGCTACAATAGCATTCCCTGTGTTGGTTCACTGGCGTCCTTTCGAGGGCGCTTTTTTTGTTTGGAGGGTCGCATGATTAAAAAATCAAAGACCGTCAACAAACGTGTCATGCAGAAGATTGTAGACAAGCTGGCTGAAGGCATAACGCTGACTGAGATTTGTCAAGCTGATGACATGCCAAGCTATCGATCAATTACACGCGCTGTGCAATTGGACGAGGATCTGTGGGAACTGTATCGCAAAGGCCGAGTGCAACAGGCTGAGTTCTACACCGATAGGATCAACCAGTTGGCTATGGCTCCATTGCCTGACGTTGTGGACAACAGGCAGCTTGGTGCTGAGGTTCAGCGGCGCAAGCTAGAGATTGAAACACTGCGCTGGACAACAGCAAGGAACCAGCCTCACGGCGTAAGAGACAAGAAGGAAGATGCACCAGAGCAGCAAGCTATCACGATAAGCTGGGCTGGTGGTGACATTGACGTGAAGGCAGATGGTGCCTAAAAGTCCTGTATATCGCACGCGGAGCGTGACCGATCTACGCGCGGGAAAGTTGTGGTATCGAGGCCTGCATAATTGTCATAATGATAACTCGCAGCGCTCAAAACAGCTAAGTTGTTGTAAACAAACGATAACACTGTTAACATAAT